AGCCTATGAACTCGCTGACCGTGGCGATGCCGAAGGTTACAACTCAGTAAAAGTTATGTGCAACGATGTTCAGAATTTATTGAGGAGAGAATGGGTAGGCTTGACAGATGAGGATATCTTTGGAATTTTTGGCACATACAGAGGAGATCCTGACTATAACCACGATCAGCTATTGCTTGATGCAAGGCGTATAGAAGCTAAATTAAAGGATAAGAATCATGTGGTTTCTGGGACATAAAGATGGCAAACCTTGGTGGAATAAGCAGGATGCGGACGGCAAATGGATTCCAGTGACCGAAGAGGAAGCTAGTATTGCTAAAAAATACTGGCAAGACAGAATGGACGAAAAGGCGGCAAAAGTTTTAGAAGATTTCTTTAAGGAAAACGAATGAACACAAGACGAACACCAACAACACAACTCAGATGGATAGATAAACAAGTTTATCAGTATGATTCAAATGATGGCAAAACCATTACCGTGCTTGAGCAGTGGCATCAAAACGAAGTGTTAACCGAGACGCATGGTTGGCAGCCAGTTAATGGCGGGGAGTGGAAGGAAATAAAGAAGGAAAACAACAGTGTCTAGCCTAAAGTTAAGAAGCTATCAAGAGCTTGGGTTGCAGAAGCTCCGAGAAGGTTTTGCCAAAGGATACCGAAGCCAAATACTTTATCTTGGGACGGGAGGTGGGAAAACCGAGATGGCTATTGCCCTCTTAGAAGCCACTAGATCCAAGGGAAACAAGTCAGCCATGATCCTAGATAGGATTGTGCTTTGCGACCAGACCAGCCAAAGGTTGGATAGGTACAAGATTGATCACGGGGTACTACAGTCAGGTCACTGGCGGTACAGACCCTATGAGCATATCCAGGTATGTTCAGCTCAAACGTTAGAAAAGAGGGGGGAGATACCCGAGCTCCAACTGTTAATCGTTGATGAGGCGCATCAGACGCGGGATCAGACAGTAGAGTTTATTAAGAACAATCCAGACGTAAGAGTAATAGGTTTAACTGCTACACCATTCACTAAGGGACTAGGAAAGATTTACCAAAACGTTGTATCCACAATAACAACAAAAGAACTCGTGGATCAGGGTGTGCTCGTGCCTTTAAGGGTATTCGTAGCCAAAGAGATAGACATGGAAGGGGCTAAGAAGGTAGCCGGGGAATGGTCACAAAAGGAATCGTCTACAAGAGGAATGCAGATTACCGGGGATATTGTCACCGAGTGGATTAAGAAGACACATGAGATATTTGGTAGACCAAGGAAGACTATTGTGTTTTGCTCGGGGGTAGCGCATGGAATAGATCTAAGCCAGAAGTTTGCAGAGCAGGGCTATAACTTTATCTCCATCAGCTACAGGGATGATGATGAGTTTAAGAAGGAAGTCATTGCGGAGTTTAGCAAGCCTGACACAGAGATACATGGGCTCATAGCTACAGATATCTTAACCAAGGGTTTTGACGTACCAGATGTAATGATCGGGGTATCAGCTCGTCCATTCTCCAAGTCACTATCCAGCCACATTCAGCAAATGGGGCGCGTGATGAGGTCAAACCAGGATGATCCTGAATCTAAGCCTTACGCAGTATGGCTAGACCATAGCGGTAACTACTTAAGATTTCGCGAGGACTGGGAAGACGTATACGAAAACGGTGTAAGCCAGTTGGACGATAGCAAGGAAAAGCCCAAGAAAGAACCCACAGAGATGGAAAAGAAAGAGGCTAAGTGTCCTAAGTGCTCGGCATATATGCCTGGGTATATGGATGTATGTAGCCATTGCGGGCATGTCAGAGAGCGTAAAAACAAGGTGGAATCCGTGCCCGGCGAGATGTCAGAACTAGCAACTATGTCTAGGGAGAATAAGCAGGACTGGTGGTCGCAGTTGCAGTGGTATACGCATCATTCCGGGTGGTCGCAGGGCAGGGCAGCTCACACCTACAAAGACAAGTTTGGGGTATGGCCTAAGAATTTATCCGATACACCCAAGCAACCCAGCCTGGAAGTGGAGAAGTTTATTGACTCCAGAATCAAGGCATACATAAGAAAGATGAAGAGGGCAAGATGATTCCAGTAATAGTTAAAAACAAAAAGGGAAAGATCAAGTTAAGGATCATAATTTTCAAGGAAGAGCTAGATTTTGCGGCGTATTTTGGCTATACCAATAATGATTACATCAGGGGTAGGGTTGGTCATGCTTTGATCCAGCAAAAGCTATTAAAGAAGGCAAAGAAAAAATGAAAACACCTGAAGATGAAGAATTTGAGCGCATAGAGCGTGAGATAAAGATGCAGAACAAATCTATTTCAGAGCCGCGGTGGAAGGGTTGGGTAGGGTTGAATGGCGCTGACTGGAACGACTTCAATCCATTATTAGCAAACGACCCCCACCGGGTTGCAGAGTGGGTTGAGAAAATATTGAAGGAGCGCAACACATGAGATATCTAAGCGTATGCGCGGGTATTGAGGCCGCCACAGTAGCATGGCATCACATGGGTTGGGAGGCAGTCGGTTTCAGTGAGATTGAAAAGTTCCCAAGCGAAGTATTAAAACATCATTACCCAAACGTCCCTAATCTTGGGGATATGACTAAATATAAGGAGTGGGATCTTGGAACAGTTAACCTTCTGGTCGGTGGAACACCTTGCCAATCTTTTTCCGTTGCCGGGCTCAGAAAAGGACTTGAAGATCCAAGGGGAAACCTTATGCTTGTCTATTGCGGAATTCTTGATAAGTTTAGACCCAAGTGGTTCGTATGGGAAAACGTGCCGGGTGTCCTCAGTTCAAATGGAGGACGGGATTTTGGTTCCTTCCTCGGGGCGGTGGCAGAACTCGGGTATGGGTGGAGCTATCGAGTCCTTGACGCTCAGTACTTCGGAGTGGCACAAAGACGCCGTCGTGTGTTTGTTGTCGGATGTCTTGGAGACTGGGAGTCTGCCGCAAAGGTTCTTTTTGAGCCAGAAAGCTTGCGCGGGAATCCTCCGCCGAGCAGAGAGCAGAGGAAAGAAATTGCCAGAAGCTCTACAGATAGCGTTGGAGCGTTGTGCGCTAGAGACTTCAAAGGAGTAGGTAATCAATATGTATCTGAAGGAAAGTGCATAGTAGAGCCTCGTGATCCACAAGTTGCAGGAACTATTACGGCACGTTTTGGAGCGAGTCGCAACAACCATGAAGAGTGCGTAGTCTATAACCCTGATCCAGCCAACTGCTTGCAAACCACCAGTCATGAATGGAGTAGAGCAGACGGCTTCAATATGATTGCATATGAGAATCATCCTAGTGATTCCAGAGTCAAAGAGATGGGTGATGTATGCCAAACTGTAACGTCTAGTTGGGGCACTGGCGGAGGAAATACGCCATTCGTTCAGGCGATAGCATTGGCAGAGAATACTATTGGTAGGCAGCCGCAAAATGGCGGTAATGGGGATGGATTTACAGAGGGTGGTCCGATGTATACCCTTAATGCTACGGGTGTGCATGGAGTTGCACAACCAATACCTTTAAATACCATGAATTTGTTAGGTAGAGATAAAGAAGATAATCGCAGAGGTTTTGGAATAGGAAATCCAGGTGATCCATGTCCAACTCTAACAAAAGCACATAGTCATGGAGTTGCTGCTTTTGACACCTACAACCATTCGTTATCGGATGTCAATCAAACTATTAAAAGTCCACAAGGCGGAGTAAATGATTCGGTCGGCACAGTGGTAGTTCATGGTACTCAAGACCCATGCGTTTCAGATATTGCATTTGCCCAAGGCAGGAATAATGGCGGTGAGAATGTCTTGTTTCAATCGATGGCAGTTAGAAGACTGACTCCAGTTGAATGCGAGAGACTGCAAGGATTCCCTGATAATTACACCGACATCAAACCCAAGGGCAAGGAAACTCCTGACGGTCCGAGATATAAAGCGCTCGGTAATAGTATGGCCGTTCCTGTGATGAAGTGGATTGGAGAAAGAATCAATGGATCTGTTTAGTTTTTGTAAGGCGCACGGGATACTCGTGAATCAGATGCCACCAATAGGCGTATGGAAAAGATACCCAACAGAGGATCATCCCAATAAGCGCAATGGTGCGGTTAAGTTTATGGGTGATATGGCATTTGTCCAGAATCATGCGACAGATACAGAGGTATCAATCTGGAACTCTGACTCAAGCATCAAGACTGACCCGGCTAAACTCAGAGCTCAGTTGCACAAGGTAGATCAGGATAGGATTAGATTAAACCAGGAGGCAAAGGCTAAGGCTGACTCAATCATATCCAATTGCCAGCTCGGTACTCATCCATACTTAAAGGCTAAAGGGTTTGAGGAGGAGGAGGGGTTGATCTATGCTCGTGACTCGGAAAAGCTATTGGTCGTGCCAATGCGCGTGGCTGGGTTGATTGTCGGTTGTCAGTTGATTGACGAATCAGGAGATAAGAAATTCTTGTACGGTCAACGCACTAGCCTGGCAGAGTTTGTAATTGACAATCAAGGCCCACATATTTTGTGTGAGGGTTATGCGACCGGGTTATCGGTTCGTAAGGTGCTCAAGCACATGAAGAGGAAGTACACAATCCATGTGTGTTTTTCCGCGCACAATGTAAAAAAGATTGCAGAATCTTTGAAGCCTGACCCAATCGTGGTGATTGCTGACAATGACGCGAGCGGTACGGGGGAGAGAATAGCTAAGGAAATCGGTGCTCCGTACTGGATTAGCCCCGTAGTAGGAGAAGATTTTAATGACGCGCACAAGCGCCAGGGACTGCTTAAATCAGGTCTAAGCCTGACCCAATTATTGAATATGAGCTAAGTAGTGGAGGGTTTGGACTGTTATATTTCCGCCACTAATGGACTCGGCTAATAGTAATTGCCTGAGGATATCGTGCCCTATTTCCTCCACAGCCTGACCCGTGCCAGTATATTCAGAACGAACAAGGACTTTCCCGTCCTCGTCCTCTATTAGATCAATCGTGAATAATGCTTTAATCATCTTCTGATTTTACTTCTTCAATCATTACCTGAATGATTCTAGTTCCTTCAAATATCTCAATAACTTCGTACTCAATTCCCGCATTGTCTAAAATTTTATAAAGTTCTTTAGGGCTCATTTTTTTATTCCTTTAATTCGTCTACCTGGTTTATAAAATCTTCTCCGTGCACTACTTCGCCGGTATCAAGGTCAATATCTCCTTCGTCCCACTTTTCCCGCGCTAGTTCTTCTGCCTCCTCCTGGTCTTCTGCCTCAACATTTATGCGATAAACAATGTGCTCAACTCGAACCACAGATACTATAAATTTTTTCATTTTTAACCCTTTTTAAAATAAGCCTGACTCAATCGTGAAAATTATTCGTTTTTTGCCTCTGTTGCCTCAATGTAATAATCGCCTTCAAAATCTGCCCTAGCGTCAATTTTTTTATCTGCTAATTGTTGCCTGGCTAAATCTTCCGCCTCCTCCTCGCTTTCTGCCTGGATGTCTATGTAGCCCGAATAAGTTTCAGAAATGTAAACGTTAAATCTTTTCATGTTAGTAGTTCCTTTAAGCCTGACTCAGGCGTGAAAAATGGGTTATCAGATCCAGTTAGCGTGTTTTTTAAATGTTCTTTTATATTCCGCGTAATTCTTAAAAGATTTTTTAAAAGTGCAAACCCTTAAAAATTCATCCGCCATAAAATAACCCTGTCCCAGTTCCTGACCCGATTTTGCCAGTTGGTCGTAGGTCTCCCCTTCGTAGGCGTGACTTAAAACAATTTTCACTTTGTCCCATACTTTCTGCAAGTCTTCCCCGTCAACGCGACCATATCCATCATAAGAACCGCGCACAATTTTGTCAGGGGTGAGCGCAACTACTTGGTGAAATAGCGGCCATCCTCGATCTTTTGCAACTATTGGCATGTTAGTTTTAGCGCATGTTTTAGAAAAATATCCCATTTGTAAATTCCTTTTTATTGATTGTGAAAATTAGAGGCGTCCGACAATGCGTCCGTCCGCGTCCAAAATGTAAATAATCCAGGCGGCGTTATAACCCCAAATAACCTGGTCAACCATGAATTTTTTATCGGGTTGGGTTTCCTGAGCTCGGCGAGCGGTGCGGTGTGCGTGTAGTTCGTCATGGAATAATGTTTTCATTTGTGAGCCTTTGTTATAATGTCAGGTTCTTGATTAGTTATTTTGTAATCAATTATTGATTCATCAATGTTTAATTGTTCTTCAATGGTGTTATAAATCCAATCTGTGTTTGTTTGGCATCCATAAGAATCATGTTCTTTTAATTTAATAATCATTTCTAATTTTATGTACTTCATTTGTTAGCCTTTGTTATAGTTCCGCGTTTAACCCTGGCAAATACCCGGGCGGATTGATAATTGTTAAATTCTCGGTACTCGGTAGAGTCTCCGAATAGTCCGCCGTCCTTTTCTTTATAGTAGACAATCCACATAATCTAAGCCTCCAAAAGTTTATATTCTTCAACAATAGATTCGTGCACTGATTTACCCAAATCAATTAAGGTTTGCGCCTGGTCTACTGTTATGCCTCGATGCTCGGCGTATTTTTCAATTGTCAGATAGTCGTTGAACCATTCCAAATAATTAATTTGTAAATATTCTTTAATACTGCTCATAATTTAAGCCTCCTCGGTTTTGTTTTCGTGTGTAATGCCAAAAGCGTTAAAGTAACCACAAGCCCGGTCAATTAGCTTTATCTTTTCGGCTAATAGTTTTTTGCGGTAATGTTCAAGTTCTGAGAATTCATTAAGCCAGTTATAAAACGCTTTTATGGCTTTGTCTTTATTGCTATAAAGTTGATCTAAATCGGGTTTATAAACCGCCTCCCCAAATAGGTCGAAGCATACGGCCCGAAAACCGCGCCCGGTTCCGTCATAATTGCTCGGTACTGATTCAACAGTTAAAAACAATAAACCGGAACTGGTTGGCCTTGCATATAAAACGCGGGCCTTAAAATATTTAAGTGTTTCACTATCATAATAATGGGTTCTTGAATTTAGTTGATCTTGAGCGAATGCAAGAGGCTTTGTAAAATACCGATCCTCAAATAATCTCAAATCAGTATTTTGGCTAATGATTTTTGCAAGTGTGTTGTTTTCCATTTTAATATTCCTCGTTTTTGATGATGTAGTTGTGTGAGTTCCAGATTACTACTGGATTGTTTGGGTCTTCTAATAACGTAACGCTTAGATCTTCGCATCCGTCCGGTATCATGTTGCCGGGGGTTTCGCCGTCAAGCTCTACGCCGTGCGAATTGCCAAATCGTTCGGCGTAATAGTCACAATCTAGCGGGTCGGTATCGTCAAGGACGTATTGAGCGAGAATATCGCCGTGTTTATCTTGAATTAAGCAGTGCATTTTTAAGCCCTTTCTATGTCAACAATTAGCCGATCGGATAATTTACCAATGTAAAGCGTTCCAATATTTGAGAAAATAGCGCTATATACTCGCCGCCATTTACCATTTAATAAGATTTTGTACTGGGTCGGTATCTTAGAGCCATAACCCGAGCGGGTAGCTTGCAGTCCCAGTAGTTGCCAGGCTAGGGGCTCGGATTTAACCGGGGCGGAGACAGTTAAAAAACAATCCTTTGCTCCGTCAGGTCTTAAGTTATAGGTGCGAATGTATGCTTTCATAATTAAGCCCTTGCGATTAAGTAAAAGAAAACCTGGCAAAGGAAGGCGGAAAGCATACCCAGGGCGAGCAGGGCATTAGAGGCAAGCTCCTCACGTTTAATTTTTCTTTCGTATGCCTCGCGCAGTTGTTGGCGGTCGAGCGCGTAATGGTTAGAGACGCGGAACAGGGCTAGCCCTAAATCGTAACCCTCTGACATTCTGATGCTAATATCTTTTAATGCGGTTCTTGGTATGTGGTTCATTGTTTAAGCTCCTTTGATTTTTGATAATTTAATTAAACATTCTTTATATGTGCCAATAAATAAGGTTTCAACAGTGCTCATAATCGAGCACTCTCTGATAATGTAATCATCTGAGAATTTTGAATAAATAATTTCGTGCATGGTGTAAGCTCCTGTTATTGATCTAGACCGCCCGGGAGCGGTTTCGGCTATTTAAGCCTCGTCAGTAGACCTTAGAAATATCCCAAAGGGTGTCCGGTTTCGTCATAAACACGGATTACTAATAACCCTTTAGAGTTGTTTACATCTTCTACTTTGTATGTCCAACCATCTAACTCATCCGCATTGTTTTGATAGCAAATAAATTGAGCCTGTTTAGGTGTGAAGTAGCTTTGAGGGGTTTCGGTTGATAGTGTTAGCATTTTGTAATTCCTTATGCGGTTTGTGGTTGTAGTTCATCGTCCCAATTTGCCAGTACTTGTAAGGCATCGGATTCAATATCAAAAGCCCAATTTGTAGATTCTTCGTCCTCTACGTCATAAACTGCCACCACTTCGTAATAAGTGCCAAAGTCGTGGGCGTTAGCTTTTATTTTTAAATAACCATTTTCGGGCTCGGGATAGTGTTTAAGTATCTGCAAAGCAAAGAGCCGGCATTCAGCGCGGGCACGGTTGGCATAATCCTCTGAGCCTACCTGAACACAATCCTCATCATGTGGCGTTGAGCCAATATAAAGATAATCCATCATTTTTAAATTCCTTTTAGTTGGTTAAGACCGCCGAAGCGGTTTCGACTATTCAAGTCTCGTCAGTTAACCTTTAAGCCTTTGCTACATGCTCAAGGTCATGAATGCCTTGACCTGCTACATAACCAATAAAAAACATGATTTCATTTTGCTCTCCTACTATTTCACTGTTACTGGTAAACACTGGTTGAGTTAAAAATCTAACTATTCCATTTGTTTCGCTGTACTTAGCAACTATTGAATTCAATTTTTCTACATTCATTGTGAAGCGTGCTTTTAATAACATTTTGTATTTCCTTTAGTTGTTTGGTCTACTTTGTATCGCTTAATCACGATACGGTGTAGATTAGCACACTTTTATTCACTTCGCGACTATTCAACCAATTATTTTCTAATCGGAAACCCTTAGAACGAAAGTATTCATTGGTTAACGCCCGCCCGTATTTATAGCGAAGCGTTGCAGTTTCTCTGCATGTTCCCCTATAATCAACGTCTAATACATTAACTCAGACAGTAGGTAAGTATGACTATAAAGAAACTAACTCGTAAGCAAGTAAAGGAAGGATTAACCCAAATCCCAATAGATCAAATCCTTCACGTTCCCGGTGAACTAACCACAAAACAAAAGGAATTTGCAAAGGGTTTGGCTCTCGGTATGACGGGAGCAGATGCCTACCGAAACGCCTACGATACTAACGCAACTCCCAAAACAATAGGAGACAATGCCAGTAGGCTTAAAGCTGATAACAGAATTCAAGCTGAACTAGAAGCGTATAGATTAGCAATA